AATTTTTTAATTGACTTCGATCCGTCTACGTTCGACTCGAGCTCGGCCATAGACTTGATACATTGATAAATAACATTATTATTTTTATTTGATCTTTTCGCAACCCTTTTTCCTTTTAAACACATTGACATTGAATGTTTACCTGTTTCAGGATCAATTTGAATTCTATGTTCTTTTATTTCTCCATTTACAATCATAAGTAATGCTACTACCAACTCCATTAATGACCTCCATTTGCTCTAACTTTATCTTTTAATTCTTCAATATCCGCTAGTGCTTTATCTAATTGTTCTCTTAAAAATTCTATATTAACTTTGTTTGTCATATTCATTTCTTGTGTCTCTTCCATTTTCTCGACAGACTTATAAAGATCCTCGATTAAAAAATGTTGCTCCTGATCCGTAGGAACCTGTTCAGATTTTTTTAACAAATCATTTTCAAACAATTCACGTGAGGTCTCTAACGAAACCAACCTCGCAGTCAGCTCCGTATAAGCGAACACGCCCATTGCGACGAGCACGATCAGTGAGGCTACGGTTTTCATCGGCATCTGCACTCGTGCTTCTTCTCCAATATTTAAAGGTTTATTACTCATCTAGGTATATATCCTGGTTGTAAAAATAAAGCTATTAATACAAAAGCTACAATTAGAGCACCTGTAAAATAATAATTCATCCTACAATACTCCATTACTTTCAACCTATTAAAAAATAAATTATTCTTTTCCACCAACTCATTTTAACTTTAGGTGGTTCAATAACACACTGACACTTTTTCTTTTCAAAGTTACAATCTAAACATATATTTAAACTCATTTTTTATCCTCTGTTTTATAAAACATTTTATTACTATCTTCAGTCAACCAATCTTTGTTTTCTACATTCCATCTTGTAGTTTGAACCCTATAGTCTGGTACTTCTCTATCAGTTGTATAATTTGGAGCATCCCACAATATTCTATTGTTTGGTTGTGCTGCATAATTGCCATTGTCTAAAGCAAGTATGTGAGCACACTTATGTTCTGCAGGAATTTCAGAATGCTCAGTATCTAGTATATTACTATCTGGATGTCCCCAGTCAACAGTAAATAAATATTCAAATGGATAGTTTATTTTGTCTTTACCAAAGTATTTTCCTCGTTTACCCCTTAAAAAACTAAAGCAATGAACACTAGGATAATAACTAAAGCAATTCCATAATTGAAGATTGTCGATTGCGATATCTGGTACGTCTTCTCTGTCAAATTTTTCTTGAAAAAACGCTGATATAGGTAGACGCCAAAAGCATGCACCATTTGGTAGCATAATGTTAAATAAGAGAGCCCTATCTGTAATAGAGACCACACTAAAGATGCAGCAGTCAACAGACTCTCCTTGATGTTTTTCCAGATCATATAAATACTCCTTACGTATTTTACAGTAGATAGGTGGTATGTCCGCATTTAAATAAGCCATAGTTTATTTTATCTCTCCCCAGTTAGGTCCAGATTCATAATCAACTTTATTTGGAACTTCCAAGTCTACTGCTTGTTCCATTATTTCTTTTATTTTATCAGCTTGAGTTTCTGATTCAATAGAAAAATCTAATTCATCATGGATCTGTATATGTGAAAGATATCCATTTTTATATAAATTAACCATTGCTTTTTTTGTCATATCTGCAGCTGATCCTTGTATTAATTTATTTAATGCTTTGTATGTAAAAGCTCTACGTGTTGGATTCTTATGCCAATAATTTTTCTTTGACTTTCCATCTTTGTCTTTNATAACTTTACCTTCAAAGTCTATCAACACTGGTCCCATCTCTTGTAGTTCTTTCATACGTTCTTCATCTTCCGGTGGTATATATTTACCCCAATCACTACCATTTAATATAGGTTCATACTTTGGAAACCTACAACGTCTACCNAGTAAAGTTTTTATTTGGCCTTTGTTTAAAGCTGCGTTCATAACTTTATTCATTAATTGTTTTACAAAAGGTGCTCTACCATGATACTTTTTAAATAGTTCATCAGCTTTCTCTTTTGTTAAATCTAATTCATTCATCAACTTACCCTTACCCATACCATAGAATAAACCTAAGTTAATTGTCTTTGCTTGTGATCTAGGTATCTCTGCCATCTCTGCAACAATTTTGTGAAAGTCTGTTGAAGGATCATTTTCATATGAATCTGCAATATCATTTACAGAAGGTAATTCAAATTTTAGTGAGTAGTGTGCAACTAATCTTGGTTCCTGTTGCGAGTAGTCAAACGTACCCCACTTGCAACCTTCNTCAGGTATAAATAATGATCTTATCAATGGTCCTGTATCTGGATCTCTTGCTGGAATCTGTTGTAGGTTAGGATTAGAATAACTAAATCTACCGGTAACGGTACCACCATCATCAGATCTAATTTGATTAATGTCTGCATGTATTCTACCTTTATGTTCATGTTTAATAATAGAATCAATAAATGTAGTTCTGACCTTGTTTATTTTTCTAGCTTCTGCTATCATACGTACTACAGGATGTTTATGTGTAACAAGAAAGTTTTTAGTAAATGATGGCTCATCAGATTTCTCAGTTCTTGAATAAGGTAAATTTAATTTATCGAAAAGTGGAGCAATACTTCTTGCTGCCATTAACTGAACTTCTACTCCTGTTTCTATTTTTATTTGTTGTATTAGGTTTTGTTCTTTTACTGCCAGTGCTGTTTTCAATTGATTGGCTTTCTCGACATCTACCCTCACCCCTAGGAAGCGCATATCGACCAGACAAGGAAACAGATCTGTCTCAAGATTAAATACATTCTGTAAATCATCTTCNATAATTATNTTTTTAAATTTTTGCCAAAGTTCTAAAGTAAGTTCAGCATCTTGTTCTGCATAAGATCCAACTTCCATTGCAGGTAATCTCCACATGTCAGCTTTTGCATCTAGTCCTCTTTCTTTTGCAGCTTCTATTAGTCTTGCTTCATTCTTACCTTTGTTAAGATAAGCCCAGGACATAGTATTTAAGGTATAAGAGAATCTATTCTCATCAATTAATGATGCTGCAATCATAGTATCTACGATTAAACCATTGATTTTTATACCTAAATTACGTATCCAACATACGTCGTACATTGCGTTATGAAATATTTTTGTAGCAGGTGATTCGCATACATCAGTAAACCAATCTAAAACTTTTTTACGATCTAGGTTTGGACCAATCTCATGGGCAATAGGAAAGTAACCTTTCCAACCATCTACAGCAACAGCTATACCTACAACTTCACCATTACCTATGATGGCTCCTGAACCCAGTTTCTTTAAGTCTGGATCACGTGTCTCTAAGTCAATTGCAATTTCATTTGCTGATCTTAGATCCGGATACTCTGTAGGTGCTAACCATTCTGTTTGTGGTATGATCATTTCTTTTTAAGATCTTTCATTGTTTTAATTTCTAATTCACAGTAATGAATTATTTTTTCTAAGTCTTGTATTCCCGCCTTGTTCTTGTAGCGACAAACATACTTTATAACATTCCCCTGAAAAAAAGAAAGGTCATTCTTTGAAATAAACTCATAAGGTTGAATGTGAAAGTCTTTGTAGTGACTCCCACCTATCTGCTTATCTTGTGGAAATGAATCTTTAAATATATCTTTGTGTGTCATTTTAATACCTCCATTATGTTGATGACAAAAAATGTTAATGTGATTGTTATAAATATATCTGATGTAATTATTCTCATAGTTGATATCCTGTTCTTTGTATTTTTGCTTTTAGTTTGTATAGGTTATTTCTTGCTCTTGTGGTTCCTACATACCAGACTCTATGTTCTTCATCATTTTTCTCTTGACTACGTTTAATAGATTTAAGAATTTTCTTTCCCATATCTAAACATAAAATTACGTTATCTTCTTCTCCACCTTTTGCTGCGTGTATTGTGGATAGCCATATTCTAGCATCCGTATTTAAATTNTCTCCATTGTCNAACATATTTTTTATATACAATTTTTCTTTTTCATCAGCTTCAACAAATGCATCAAACCAATCTTTGTTTCGATTCCATTCAACATCACCTGTGTATTCTTTTATATCTTTTATAATTCTATCTTCTAATTCCTGATGCCTGGTCCAAGACTCGTATTGCATTGCAGCTCGATACATAGTTACTGCAAAACTTTTACCTTTATTAGTTTCATAGAATAAATCTTTACGTTTCAATTCTTCAGCTATCTTTACTTGTCTAGATATAGTTCTACTTAAAATTAACCACTTACCTTTAGTCAAATCTACTTGACTTAGGTTACCTATGGTAAATGATTCTCCCTCATAATCTCGGGGTAAATAGTGTTTTTCCTTCCTTATACCCATAATCTTCTCAATCGGCTTCTGAGACTCCTCCTGGACGGTTCTAGACACACGTTTTGAGTACTTTAGGACCTTTTCTTTAGCCGGTTCTTTGATAAATCTCTCTACATCTGCACCAGCCCATACGAATATAGCTTGGTCATCATCACCTGCTAAATAGATATCTTGTGATTTTTCTTTTAACACATCAAATAGTTTCCATTGTAATGGTGACAGATCCTGTGCTTCATCAATAAATACTGCTTTGAATGTAGGAAAGTTTTCTTTGTCTTTAGATTTAATTGTAAGATCTACCAGATCATTGAAGTCATATAGATTCTTAGCGTCTTTATATTTAATTAAATTATCACTTATGTATTTTAAAGTTGACCATACTATTTCTTTTGTATCATGTTCCCATAGTTCGTATTCTTCTCTAACAGTAATACATTTATTTACTGCTTTATGTATCAATTGAAAATAAGGATTGTCACAAGTTAANTAACNTATTTCTTCTTTGTTATATTTGTCTGCGTATTTTACTTTTACATTTATTTCTTTACCAAACTTTTCATAATGATATGGCTGCATNATATCTTCTTTCTTCATATCTAAAAAATTAAAACAAAAAGAATGTAGTGTTTGAAAGTATGGAAGATTCTTTTCATTAGCAGGCATTCTTTCTTTTGCAACACCTGCAGCTTTTTTACTAAATGCGAAGTAACCTATTTTATGAAGTGGTGTTCCTAGTCTTGCGTATGCTTTTGATCTACTTATAAGTTTAAATGTCTTACCGGTTCCTGGTGGACCATAGTATTTATAAATCATACTATGTCTTCTTCACTTTCAAACTGATGTTGTTC